GACGCATCAGTGTTTTTGCTGTAGGATTCTTTCGATACAATCCTACCCCACCAGCGTGGTGGTTGAGTGATAAAGTCTGATTCAAAATTACCCGATGATAAAGCCTCAGACATAATCAATCATCATAAACTCTACATTCGAGAGCATCTGGATTCATATCACAATAAAGTTCTAAAGGAGATGGATCCTTATCATCATCTGGATGATTTGCTTGATATTGTTCAAGAGCATCAAGTTCATCTTCTAGATGACGACGACGTTGACTGTTGATGTTGGGATTATCTAATTCATCCCTATCGTCATTGATGTGTTGTTGAAGTGATTTGTTGTTCATAGTGCTTTATTAGGCTTTCTACCATAAGAGTCTCTAATCAACTCAAGTTTGGTATATGTTTCATTAGGCGAAATACGATGACAAAGAGCCGATATCATATATATGCCACTCATACGAGGATTATTACCTATATTTGTTTTATTTGTTAATTCTGGGAAGTCACAATAGATTAAATCACCTGCTCGTAAACTAAAATCACCAGCAATCATAATCTCCAATTTGATTGTAAAGAGTTGATTGTATCTTGATGCTGCTCTATTTTGAATTTCAGACTTATCAATATCTAATTCTTTTGATTTATCAAGTTGTTCTTCAATTGTATTTCCCGTAGGTAAAACACCAACCGAATCAAAACTCCAAGAAAATCTTGATGCATTTTGAATAAAGGTGTCATTTACGAAATTAAAATCCAATCCAGCAATATTAATACCTCTAATCTGTCTAGAAATATCAATTGGACTTTGATTAAATGAACTATCAAATGCATTGATTGCATTCTTTGCAGAATTATATGTTCCTAGCATTAATTTTGCTTGGAAGTTTCCTGTGTTAGTTGTTTCGTAACTTAAAATTTTGCTGTCATATCCAACAGGAACTTCAGATGAAGGACTATTGTTGAAGATATAAGACTTATATTTTGCTTTACTTCCACTATCACCTTCTCCAGTATCCGATAATAATGAGTCAATTGATTTAAATGTATATCCGTCATAAGTTTCAAAAAACAAATAACCAGCAGTGTTTCCTTTTGCGTTTTGCTTTTGTGGAATTGCTTTTTTTGCTAACCACATTAACATCCACAGTGGTTTCTTGAGAGTTCCGATAAAGTTAAAATTATTTTCAGATGTCTCAATGTCTAATTCTTTCTTTGTCTCAAGAACATTCTTCAGTATCTTTTCAGCAGAATCGGAAATCTTTCCATCATATCTTTTCGAAACTCTTTTACTCTCATTCATCAAATATTCTTTAGAGACAAACTCAAACATGTAAACGTTTTTGAGTGGTGTCTCGGGTAACTTTTCTTTTTCATTCAGATAAAGAGCCTTATCATCTGTGGTAAATGAAAGTTGATTTGATTTCTCATCAGTAACTTCAAAATAAGCATCATTGAACTCGACATATACTTTCTCACCATTACCCAACTTCAATGCATCATCAATACCAATCTTTCCTCCAGTGCCATCATCCGCTGATTGTGCATTTCCTGTATCAGCAACAAATACTGTAAGTTTAACAGTTTCTGATAAAACATTCTCATAGTAACGAAGTTCTGCAATACCTTGAGATATGTCAATAGGTTCCCCACCACCGTTTGGATATACCTCAAACCGTGTAATATTATTATCACTTTTCTTTAATGACTCAAATACTTGTGACATATCTGTTAACCAGTCCCTGTTGCTAGACGATCAAACATCCAAGAATTATCCTGACTATTTACCACACCACCAGATGATGATTTGCCTCCGATCGACATTGGAGGTTGTGATTGTGATGGCATAGGTATTGGGACAAATATCACCTCTGGTTCATCACCATAAGTTCTTAAAATATTTGCTAACTCTGGTTTTGTTTTTGCTTTGTTCAGATAATCAAGAAAACCAGGAGCCATTGAATCGAGTCCCCTAGTTGTATCAGCATCAAATACAAATTCTTGTCCCTTTTCACCCATCATTGCAATGGTTGGCCTTGGAATTCTACCTCCAACAGCAAATTTTCCAGATGCTAATCCCAAAATTTGTCTAACTTTTCTTGAGCCACGATATTCAGTTTCTCCAATCGCACCACGGCCTCCCCACTGATGTCCAGGAACATCAATTGCTAAATTTTTTCCATGATAACCAGGATCTCCAGGTCTATATTCACTACCAATTTGTATTCCTGCTGCTCTTAATGCTGCCTTCGCATTTTCTTTATCTTGCAAAGTTGCAAATGCAATGTGATCATGATAATTACCTGTGGTTCCATGTCCAGAAAGATCAAATCTACCTACAGGAGTATTTGGATCTCCTGTGATATATTCAACAATTCCTTTAGCATTAATAGCACCACCCATCTTTGGAGAAACTGCTAATGAAGGTGCATTCCTTGCTGCCTCTGCAGCTTGCAGGTGATTTTTATATTTTCCAGTTTTATAAACCGTCCATGCACCCAATCCTTGACTTTTTCTAATCGCATATGCTGCTTTAGCATTAGTAACAGGATCGAGCAATTGAGACTCAGAACTAAGTCCATATTCTTTCATTCTTGCAGGGCCTAAACTGCCAAACATGTTAATTTGCCACAATCCATATGATTTATCGGGTGGTTTGAAGTTGCGAGCATTAGAATTGCCACCAGACTCTGCCATGGCAATTGCTGCCATAATGACTGCTTCTCTATCACTAAAACCTGCACCTTTGGCAAGTCCAACCAATTGCTCCATTGTTAATTGTCCACCAGGAACAGAACCTGGCGTCATTTGTCCTGGAGTTGTTGTTGGTGCTTGTTGATCTTTTTTCTCTTGATAAGCCTCTGGTTGTAACATCAATTGCTTCATCAAATCATTAATAGTTTTATCAACCTCCGAGGATACTGAAGTTTGAACTGCTTTAGCAATAGCATCGCTCATATCTTCACCAGTGAAAAGCATTCTTCCATCTACTTCACCACCTCTAGCAAATTTACCTACAGATGCAAAATTATTAGACACCCATCCATTCAATGCTACACCAGCATTTTTATAGTCCAATGACGATGGTTTGTTGCCAAGAACTGTCTTGATTGCAATCGTGAATAGTGGGCCAAATACATCTGCTTTCCCTAATGTATTTGATGCCGTTTCAAGGTATCCTAATGGATCTGTAGTTTTAGTCTTTTTGTCTTGCGGTGCTTTAGGGAATATTTTTTCAACCTTTTTCTGTCCACCAACATCAGAACCTGGTTTGACTTTTTGTGGTGCTACAGAAACTCTTCTCTTTGCAGGTTTTTTTGATAATGTTCTTGGGGATGTGGATCCACCGCCTGCATATTTTCTTGGCCTTCTTACATATCCACCACCAGCAAATTTCAGAACTCCAAACTCACGGAGCATATCAACCGCTAAAAATCCCCAACCAGCAACAGGGATTGCTGAACCAAAGGAAAGAAGGCCTCCAGCAACATCACCCTCACGAATTCTCATCACACCTTCAGCAATCGCAAGTGCAGCACCTACGAATGGAATTCCTTTCAAGAGTTTAGAACCTATTTTTGCGCCAAACTTTGCACCTGCTTTTCCTGCAACTTTAGCTCCCGCTCTCGTTGCCATTCTTCCTGCGCCTCTTCTGGCAATAGTTCCTGCACCTTTTTCAGCAGCTTTCTTACCAAAACTACCCATAATAGCATCAGAACTTGCCATTGCTGCAATGATGGCAAGATTCATAAAGTTTTCAAAATTATTCGCTAAGGTGTCAAACTGCTTAAGAGCATCATTTCCAAAAGTCTTACCAACCAATCCACGAGTTGCTTCTACAGCTTTATATCCAGCATCAACGAATGATATTATTCCATTCAATATTCCACCAGAAAGATTTAAAATCCCCTCTGCTGCTGGGCCAACAAATGATGCCATTTTAATCATCTTTGGTAGATGATCAATCATTCTTACTACAAAGAATCCAAGAATAGTATTAAAAATCCAATTTTTAACCCATCCCAAAAATCCAAATCCAGGAAGTTTTGGTATACTTAAACCTTTTACTTTTTTAGGTTTTTCTTTTTCTAACTCTTTTTCTTTTTCTTGAAGAGCAAGTGCATTTTTTTCTCGAAGTGCAAGTGCTCCACCTTTCTTTTGAAGAAATAAATTATTCTTAACAAGTTTATCGAGCGTAATAACTTTTTTCTCAATGCGGACTAACGTACCACCACCAGTTCCTACAGAACTTGGCTTTAATGCAGCAAAAGTTCTTGATGGTGGTAGAAACTTCTGTGCGTTAATTGCCATTATTTTCTAACTCCATAGACTGCTTCTGCAATTCTTGTTCCTTTCGGATGAATAGCATTAAAACTGATTGGTGGTTCTTGTGCAGTGGGAGTATTTCTTGCTGGACTATTTCCATTCGGCATTGCACCAATCATACCTGAAGTTTGTGGTTGTCTTTTTGGTAAAGGACGAACATATGTGGAAATTTTTTGTTTGATAAACTTCAAGGTTGGCAACCTTGGTGACGCTGGAGATTGGAATGCATTTTCAGGAACTCTTCCGCCACTAGCTCTGGATAACATACCCATTTGCTCAGCTCTGGTTTTCGTTCCATATTTTTGTGCCATGTGTTTGTAGGCTTCTGCCTGACTCATCGTCCCAATATCTTTTCCTGTGATTTGACGATATTGATCTCTGAAATTTTGAGTGTACCCACTTATACTAGCTGCAGTTTGTGCTCCTCTTGAAGGTGTAGTAGGTGACTGTGCTGCTCTTGCTCTAGCACGAGGTAAAGTAACACTTTTATGCCTTCCAAACATATCTTTAACAAGACGATCTGATGCTCCTGCTTTGGATCGCATTTTATTATATCTTTCTACATCACTCTCTCTATAAGTCTTTAATTGAGATAAGACTCTTCTAGAAGTGAATGGATTATCAAATCCTAAAAGTTTATCTTGATATCCAAGTTCACGTCCTGTTGGAGCCATAACAGTTCCAGTTCCAGGTAGAAAATCAAGTAATCCACCGCCTTGAGCATACACTCCACCAGGGCCAATTGTTGGTACGTTAGTTCCCCCGCCTGCAGCATTCATTGCTTCAAGTGTCCCTACACCAAACTTATCAACAGCACCCTTTGACATGACGAATTCGCCGTTAGTTAACCAGGCAGGTACTTTATCAATTCCACCAGGCCCACTGACTCTACCACCAGAAGCAAAAAGTTTTCTTGCAAATCCACCACCCCAGAATCCTTGTTCTTCTCCACCACTAAACGCTCTTGATGCAAGTTGAGTTCCTGCAACTGCACCAGCAGCAATCAATCCTCCTGATATAGGATTATTCTTAGCAAATCTAAGTAGAGCAACAGATGCTTTACCTAGTTTAGCGATTGCTGTTATTGCAATACGAGTTAAGACTCTGACTCCTTTTCCAAAACGAGTTCCAAATAAAACAAACGCGCCAAGTAATGCAGGCCACCAATCTTTCAAGAATTTAGAAATCGTTTTAATTTTATCTTTATTCTTTGGATCACTGAACCATTCCAACAGTTTAAACACTGCTCTACCAAGGAATGTCATCACAAAAAAGTTGATAATCTTATCTAAGATTGACTGAAATGGTTTTGTAATTGTAGAGACAATATTCTTAAGTGCTTGTTTACCTTTTTCTAATCCTAGTTCTTTTTGCTTACGCTTTTTATTTTCTTTTTCCTTTCTATCATTTTCAACCTGTTTTTTTGTTTCTTTATTTTGTTCCGTAACACTTGATAGAATTGATGCAAGAAGATCATCAATCTTTGTAAAAATATCTTGCTCTGCTCCAACTCCAGCAGCTGCACGAGATGGTGCAAGCATTAATCTTCTTTGTGCCATTCTCAGTGGTTTGGCAAATCCACCCAAACCCAATCCAGATGCAGTGATTTTTGTTTTCTTGACTTTAATTATAAATCTACCTTTCTTACCCTTAACTCTTCTAAATTCTAATCCAAAAAGCATTGATTCTTCAGAAGAATAGCGCGACTTTGCCATTCTTGAAGCAATCATTGCTTCTTTCAGATGACGAGAATATTCCTCGTAACTCATTTCGAATTCACTATCAAGATTTAAAGCCCTGACAATTCTTTCGTCTATAGTTTCTGTACGAGGATTACCAACCATTACTTTGTTGCTTTTGCTTGAGTTCTTCTTCCTCTAAATGATTCTTCAGAAGAGCCACATAAATGTCTCTTTCCCACGGAATCATATTTTCAATCTCCGTTAATGAGTATTTATGATACTGCATCAAGGCAAAGTTAAGTTGATAATAATTCTCAAGATCCATATGGATCATGCCTATGCGAAAAAAGACGATAACCCTTCTAAAACTACTTCGCTTTCTACTTCAGTTTTCGGATTGGTAACTTTCACAGTATGAGAAAGTTTAGGCATCGTTTCAAAGAACTTTTCGATCTCTTTAAATTGAGTTGAGTTCATTTGATCCAAGAACTCCATCAGTTCTTTCTTCGTAACATCACCTGCTGTCCACACTTCATCATCAGTATAAATCTTGTCAATACAAGATGCAATTAAATCAAATGATTGATCCATCGTATTGCCACTCAAATCAAAATTGTTTTTGATGAACTGATCGAGTGATGGATACTTCATCTCCATCATGATTGATGAATCTAATTTAATCTTATTAGTGTGATCTTCGTTCTTCTGCACTTGAATCTCATCAAGAGCAATTTTTACAGGAACAGAAGTTTCTTCATCATCAGGACAGATGATATTGATTTCAATCTCTTCTCCAACTGACTTTCCACGGATGTTAAGGAAGAGATATTCAATATCAAAGGTTGGTAAGGTTTCTACCTTAATATTCTTGGTTAAAATGCAACTCTTAATGACAGTCTTGATTGCATTTGTGATTTGTTTTGTATCCTCACTTTCCATCGCAATCACAAGAAGTTTCTCTTCTCGAACTAGGAAAGGACGATATTGAATTGTTTGTCCAGATGATGGCAATTCCAACTCATACGTTGGTGTAGAGATCTTTGGTAAAGGCATGACAACCTATAAAATTCAGTATGATTATTTATTACTCGTTCAACTGAGCTAATGTAGGCCTATTTGGATCTAATTGAACTGTTCTAGGAATATCTGTTGGCCTAGAACCATATAAATTTAAGGAATTTGGATTTTGAGGAATTCCAGCAATTGAATCATTGATTGGTGCTTTTTCAGATCTTACATTATTTGCAATATATCGATCATAAGCAAATGCTACTGTAGTTTTCAGTAATGAAGAACTATCATATGAAACTGGAATAGAATTCACTGCTACGGGAAATGCATTAATAAACGCATATTCCATGGTTTTATTTTTAGACTTTTCTGTTCCAAAGTCTCTTTCAAATTTAGTAATATAAATTGCTGGTGCTTTATAATTTTTAGGGTAATTTACTTTATATGAAAGATTATTTCCTTCACCAAATGCATTTTGTTCTCCAGCAATGTACCTTACCCACATTTCAAAAATTCTAATTTGACTATAATCTTGATCCACATAAAAAGTAAAGTCTGCACGATCATCATACAATCTACGATATGCATGTTTTTGTGTTATTCCAGTAAAATCATTATTAAGTTCATGAGTCGCTAATGAAGATCCTGGAAGACTTGCTTCGGTGCAAGAAATGGACAACAAATCTCTTATTCCACCTCTAGAGAATCCATTATCAGATAAAATCGTATCAAAATTTCCTTCAACAGGAAATTCAATCGAACAAATATAATGAGAAGTTAATGCTGGTTGCAGTAACTGATGTTTTATATCATCTATCTTTTTAATTGATGGTTTGATTCCTGCCATCTAAATACTTTTACGGTATATATTATGTATGTAAGATAATGGGCGAAAGCATCAAAAGTCGTTATATTCCATCGTATCCAAAAAAATATCAAGGCGATCCAAATAATATTATCTGCAGAAGTAGTTGGGAACGCAAGTTTTGTCATTGGTGCGATTTGAACGAAAGTATCATCGCTTGGGGATCTGAAGAAATTCGCATCAAATACTATGATCCTGTTAAGCAAAGAGTGAGGACATATTTTCCAGATTTTATTATTAAAGTTCGTGAGCAGAATGGAGAAATCAAAAAATATGTGATTGAGATTAAACCTAAAAAACAAACTCAACCACCTAAACCAAGATCAAGAACGACTAAATCATATCTAACTGAAGTTTATACTTATGCAACTAACCAAGCTAAATGGAAAGCAGCAGTTGAATTCTGTAAAGATCACATGATCGAGTTTAAAATTATTACAGAGGAAGAACTCGGTATCAAGTAATGGCAGAAGGTTTCGGACAAAGTGCATCAACTAGAGTTGCGAAACTCAAGAAAAAAATTAAAGGATTGAATAATCCAGAACTCATTATGATGAACATTCTGGAGGTTTTTACTGAAAGTGAATATATTCCTGATATTGGTGGATATTATACGTTCATATATCTTCCCAAAACACCAGATATTACTTATGATGAACATCCATTAGTTCAAGTTACCGCAATTGAGCGATGGGGATTCAAGGCTTTTAATTATCACTGGTTAGCAATGCGAAATTATACTTGGATTGAAGTTGTTGGTAAAATGCATACGATTAGAGCAAATGAACTTGAGTATTTGAGATCATTGAGGTTTGAAAAGTTCGTCACTAAATAGATAAAAAAGTTCTATCTAATGGCAATACAGTATACACCATATCCAATCAAAACTGCCACTGGAACAGCAACGGTAAAGACTGCTATCGATCCAAGTAATCCAACAACACCTCCAAGAATTGTAGATAAAAATAATAATACCTTATATGAATGGAATATAACAAATAAAAAATTTGAACCACTTGGATCTAATGACGATGTTCTACCCTCTGGAGTAGGGTTTAGTAGTACAGAAACGTTTGGTGCTTTACTAAATCAAAATCAAGAAACTTTTACTAAAAATACAACTACAATAATTAATAAACTTCCAGATAATCAAAAACAAGGATTTAAGGATGCTAACTCATATCAACCATATAATTCATTAGTTGAAAAGCAACAAGCTGCAGCTGTGGAATCGGGATCATTATTTACTCTAGAAGACGCAACAACTGGAATCAGAGATCTATCAACGCTAAATCAAAGCATCTCATCTGCAGAAATACGCACCGATTATTATAACGCAGGACAACCACTTAAATATCCAATTGATTTTCCAGAAAATCAAGACAGAATTAAATTTACAATGTATAGGTATGCTCCCAAAAAAATTGGAATTGGGCAAAATTTCGGAACTTTTTCTGGTTCTAATATCTCAACAAAAGATAATCAAAAAGAAATATTCGGATCTGTATTTTTACCAATTTCTCCAACAATTAGTGATCAAAATACTGTAAATTGGGGTGGTGATGAAATGACTGCTCTTCAAGCCCTCGCGGCTGCAGCTTCATATGGTGCGATAAAAAATGGAGTTATGGGTGCAGAACAATCTTTAAGAGATGTTGCAAAAGGATTACAAAACGCATCACCAGAATTAAAAGCAGCAGCTGCTGCATTTTTTGCAGGAGAAGCAGCAGGTGGAAACAAAACCTTTTTCTCAAGGGTTACTGGAGCAGTTCTAAACCCCAACCTTGAACTTCTTTTTAATGGCCCACAATTGAGAACATTTTCATTTAGTTTTACATTATCTGCTCGTGAGGAAAAAGAATCAAAAGAAATTAGAAAAATCATTCGATTCTTTAAGCAAGGAATGGCAGTTCAGAGAGCAAAAACAAATCTCTTTTTAAAAGCACCAAATATTTTTGATATTTCTTATCAATTACGCGAAACAAATGAAGATCATCCATGGATGAATAAAATTAAAACTTGTGCTCTTACAAATTGCAATGTAAATTATACTCCTGCAGGAAATTATGCAACATTTTATGATGGTGCCATGACAGCATACGAACTTACATTATCTTTTAGTGAAATCGATCCAATCTTTGAGGATGATTATACAAAACTTGATGAGAACAAAGATACAATGATAGGTTACTAAAATGTCAGCATACTTCCGCAACGTTCCTAATTTTGATTACGTCAGTCGCAATGCTGACGAGAAAAACATTTCAGATTATGCTGCTGTTAAGAATCTCTTTAAAAGAGCAAAGTTTAGAGAAGATATCTTTCAAAACTTAGCATTCTTTACAAAGTATTCAATCATTGGCGACGAACGTCCAGATCAAGTTGCTTTCAAGATTTATGGAGAAGATACTCTTGATTGGGTAGTTCTGCTTGCAAATAACATCTTGAACATTCAAACTGAATGGCCAATGACTCAAGAAGTTTTTGATAAGTATTTAATTGAAAAGTATGGTTCATATGCAAATTTAAATGCGGTTCATCACTATGAAACCATCGAAGTTAAAAATAGTGCAGGAATTGTTATTCTTCCAAAAGGACTCCAGGTTGAACAAAACTATTCAGTAACATATTATGATGATATCATAGGACAAGAAGTTACTCGAACTAATATTACAACCGAAGTCACAAACTATCAGTACGAAGATTTAATTCAAGATGAGAAAAGAAATATCTTTTTACTGAAACCAGATTATTTGAATGTTATCTTCAATGATCTTCAAGATACAATGATATACAAAGAAGGTGCGACTCAATATGTGAGCCGCACCCTGAAGAAAGGAGATAATATCAGACTCTACGAGTGATCAATCATCCACGAGTTTCTGGAAGTAACGCATTGCATCATCTTCGTCTTCATCTTTCTCAGATGACAGTTTAGGAAGCGAAGGAGTAGACTTGCTCTTGCGATAAGACTCTTCCAGTTCTTCCATCACACTCTCTTCCTTGGAGGGAGTTGAGTTATAGGACTCATACTCTTCCTCTTCTTCCATCACCTTTGCTTTTGCAGCAGCACCTTTCTGTCCGAGAACATATCCCAGACGCTTCTCAAGATCTTCATAAGACTTGAATTGATCTGGTGCAACAAGTGCAGACAGAGAATACTCTTTCTTCCAGAGTGCTTCCAGTGCATCATCATCTTCCAAAAGAGGAGAAGAAGAATCAAACTCCGACTTATCGTAGTTCCAGTAACCTTCAACCTTACGGATTTTCAGGCGGAAGTTAGCACCAGTCCAGAAATCAAAGGGATTGATTGGTTCTTCATCTTCAAACTCTGGCTGCATTGCATTCAGAATCTTGTCAAAGATCTTCTTGCCGAACTTGAACAGGAAAACTTTACCTTCGTTCTGAGGATTTGCAGGATCCTTCACAACGTAAATGTTGGAATAGTAGGACAGTTTACGCTTCTGCTTACGAACAGTCTCTTTATCCTTTTCGCTGCCACTGTTCCACAGTTCACGATTGTGCTCAGAAACAGGATCTTTCTGTCCCAGAGTTGTCAGACTGTTTTCAATATACCAGCCTCCATTTCCTTGGAATGCATGAGAATATATCTTCACCCAGGGCATTTCTTCGCCATCAGGAGCGGGAAGAAAACGGATAACTGCTGAACCAACACCAGTTTTATCCATTTCTGGTTTCCAGAAGCGTTCATCTGCTCCACCACCAGAAGTGCTCATTTTTTCAACTTCTTTGACAAGTTTATCGGTGAGCGAACCGAGTTTAGATTGCTTTTTCAGATTAGCAAACGACATTTGTGTACCTCGTATTTGTTGGATTTGGCCTTTGTGTACTCCATCATTCTAGACGGAAGTTTCGTCTTTGTCAATCTTTTCCTTCATGGATTCAATCAACTGAGACATGTTGTTGAAGATGACATTCATATCAACATTGGGAGGAAGTCCCATCATTGTAGCAGACTCGGAGATTCTTTCCTTCATTTGCTGAGCTTCAGGATCATCTGATAAACTCAAACGAGTGTAAAGAATCTGTTGTTTTTCCAACAGTCTTTGCATTAATTCAACATGATTTTTCTTTGCTTCTTTGGACATTCTAAAGAAACTAAACACATTTTTATAAATTTCCTCTTGTAATTCGGAAATTTCAGTCATCTCAGCGCGGACAACTTCGGAATCAAAAAAGCTCATGCGTCTCCTACAATAATTTCCTTCAAGATTTTACGATAACGGAATACATCAATATTTAGAAATGGGTTGTATTTTTTAATTTTTAGACTGACGGTTTCCCACACGGGATCCATCAATTTCTTGTCAAATTTGTTCCTGAACATGAATATTCTATCATAGATCACCAGGGTTTCCAGGCTAATCTTCCCGCTCAGGAACATCTTTAGAACAGGAGGATGTCCTTTCGTGCAATTGAAAACATCCTCAAATTTATGTGTCTTGAACAATTCTTCTGATTGTTCTTTAAATTGATAGGATAGACTTTGTTGGCGTTTTTGCCATTCTTTGTGAGTTTTATCTCCTTCTCTTATAATACTACCAATCCACAAATTGGCAGGATCTGAGGCAGATACGAAATTTGAGACAAAAAACTCAATAATCTCATGATCGTCTTTATTTCTCGAAATCTTCTCATAAAAGAATCTATCTCGCCTTTTATAAAATGACTGAAGATTGGCTTTTACCTTACCACAATATTTTTGATAGTCGTATTCTGGTTTGGTAAAGTGGTTTTTAAGAGCAAGATATGTTTTATAAACTTCAAAGGGATTCATTCAAAAAAGTAATATAAGGATTTTTTGCCGGAGAATTTTTCCCCCCCAAAATGGAATTAAAAGACTAATTTTGCACGGGAAGTCTTTTTGAGAAAGTTAAGTTCCATTGCCTCGTACTTAAGTTTCTCTTTCAGGGGTTTTGAAATCAGTTTAGGCACGGATTCCAAATCAATATTATTCGTCTCACAGAAGTGAACGATAGCATCAATGTAATTCATATCCAAATTCGTTTGCACGAGTGTTTCAATCTCTTGTGCAAAACGAGAAGAACAGAAAAACTTACTCTCTAATACCTTTTCTAATTCATTCTCCATCGGGCCCAAAACTGTAATACGCAATAGACTATCCTATTAACTCTACTAATATTATAACATGCCTGTCAAGACATCTGCATTAGTTTGTCGTCTACAAACTTTTTAATATATTGTGTAAGAAGACGTATGTATTTTGCTTTATCTCTTTCTTCATAAACTTCAACATCTCCATTTTCACAAGTCATAATAATTACGAACTTTTTAACTGAGATTCCAGTGAGTTCATGTAACATGCAAGCATAAGCACAACATTGCACGAAGTAGTGATCAATCCACTCTCGTTTTTTTGGTTTCTCTGACGTTTTGAAATCAATAATTGCAAGTTCTCCATCAAATTCTGCAATGCAGTCAACCGTACCTGCAATTCCCAGGTACAAACTATATAGAGAACCTTCCAAAGCGTATATATTATTTATACGCTTCAGAGTCGAAATCGCATTCTGAAACAACATTTCAGAAAGTGGAAGAACATCGGAGTTGCAATCCATGTTCTTCAGATACTGCTCAATCAAGGTATGAGTATCTGTCCCACGACTCGTTGATCTTCGTGTAATACGATCTGCTTCAGCATCACCAACTCTGGCTCGCCACTTTGCAAAGATTTCTTTGTTAAAATGACTTGTTACAGAAGTAATCGATACTAACTTACGAAGTTCCTCTTCATCAGAAACTTTATAATATCGCACACCATCAATAGTCTCTCGCTCAAGTTGAGGAAGATCAAGTTCTACATGATTAAACATCACTTTTATGTAAAAATTTAAATGGACATGTTTGAATTTTAGTTTTAGAAAATAATTTTGATTTCCAGTTTGATTTTTTATTGTCTCTGGAATTATATTTTTCTAAAATTTCACTTACTTTATTTTTATCATCAATTTTTTTTAAAATAATTCCATCGTCAAAATTTGGGGGTATAAAAGATACTCTGAACATTGGATCACCTTTTTTTATTACCACGGGTTTTTTTTCATCAACAATAGTAAAAGCATTACTAGAATTTCTATACCAATTAGACAGATTAAACCATCCTTCAACACCAATAAAATTATTATTTAAAGATGTCATTGGATGAGTTTTATATTCAAACCAAATATTTGATTCTTTAGTCCAGAATAAAAATCTAGGAAAATTTAATTGAATTACTGGAAGTGGAGACATTAAATGCTCTTGATCACAAATAATATAATTGTTGTTATCCGATAAAATTAATTGATTTTTTTTATCTACTTTAATTGTAAAATCTATTGGAGAGAATGCTACAAAAGTTCTATTTGCCTTGTGGTTAAACACAGGACATTTAGAATAGACAAAAGATTTATGATAAAGATCTCCCTCTCTATATAAAAGTTGATCTCCAAAATGTCCATCATTATAATCTAAATAATATATCTTTTTATTTGCCATCAAAGTCCAAGTTCCATTTTTGCAATAATGTACTCTTTACACAATCCAGAGCGAACAATATCTTTAACGTCAAACTCAATGATATCAAAGGATGGCATTGCACGAAGAATTCTCATAAAATCAATGATACCATTCTTCTCGTTGGTACGCACAAGATCTGATTGAGTTGCATCACCACAGAACATAATTCTTGTGTTCTCACCGACACGAGTAATAATAGAATCTAATTCATGGAAATTTAAATTTTGAAATTCATCTACAATAATGATCGCATTATCAAGGGTTGTTCCCCGAATAAATGACGTACTCCAGAAACTAATCGTTCCTTGACTCTTGAGATTGCCATAAAGCATTTCAAAAGAATTATCATCTGGCATCTCAAACATATACTTCACCATATTCTTATAAGGAATCTGGTAGAGTGATGATTTGTCTTCATGATCTCCAGGAAGAAATCCAATCTCACGGGTGGCCACAAGCGATCTCACAATGTAGATCTTGTCATATGGACTCTTCTCATCAAGAACGTCCTGAAGGGCATTGTAGAGCGCGATAAAGGTTTTACCTGTACCAGCACAACCATATCCGACGATGTTTTGTCCGATTTGATATGATCTAAAAAACTCTTCTTGATTATCTGTAAGAGGATCAATTGTCTTCATGAAATCCAAATTGATTGGTTTCTTACGTTTCATTTGCTTGTTGCTCATTCCAAATGGAACTGGAGTTGCAGGTTGATTTCTTTTTCTTGGCATTATTCTAAAAGGGTTTTACTTTTGCTCCTGGCATTTTTGAAGCTTTACGGAGAACTTCGTTCCAACCTGGATTTTTATTCACAAGTCTTTGTTGCCACTCTCCAACTTCTCCAACTCCAGCACATCCTTGGCTCCAATCTTTATCCCAACCAGGGTTATCTTTTCTCCATTGTTCATACTCTACCATCGACATGTAGAGTTCTTTTGTTTCACCCGTTTCTAAATTTTTAACTGGATACGTTGGCAATTTCCACCTCCATTGTATGTAAGGATATTTATTCTATGATAATAGAAGGAGCATCGACACATTCGGAACACCCTTCACGTTCCCATCCAAGAGCAGATGAAATTGTTGGAAAGTGACAAGTGAAGATGCAACGAATTGCCTCTGCAACTTCCATGTGCTCTTTCTGAGTACCATGTGCGCTGCGAAGATCAATATAATGAATCCATGATCTCACACTACCTGACATGTAAAGACGTGTCATAGTTGCTTGAGGAAGTACAAACCTTGCACATTCTTTAGCCACGCCATATCCTAAAAGATCATTATAAAGTGACAGTGAAGATTTGAAATGATTATTGATTTGTTCTTGTAAAGACATCTTCAGATAATCTCCAAGATCATCTGTGCTATTTTGTCTATTTTTTGCATCTTGTCTCCTAAGATCAGGTACAGGAAGTTCAACTTGAAGTTCTGTACTGTCTGCATATCTTTGACTGAACTGCTGAAACGTGAAACTTCTGTGACGCAAGATCTGCGTAGCAATCGCCAACGAGGTATTAATTTCAACTGTAAGAAAAGCATGTTCAAAGATGCTCCAGTGTTGATTCTTAATACAATATTTAAGCAATCCTTCAAAATTAGAGTTCTCTTGATTCTTTGGATTACTTACGCGAGCGCAATATGCAATGTGCTGTTCAGCATTTGGTGTAACTGAAATAAGTTTTACTTCTGGTTTCATATTAGTCTGGGTATCCGTCATCGTCTTCAAAAATTTCGTCGTAGTCATTAATATGAGGTGCGACTTCCTCATACTTATAATTCTCTCTATTTGAATAGATTTCAGATTCCAAACAATCTACCAGAGACTTTAAGTTTCGAACAATAAGTTTTAAGTTCTGAATATCCATAAGTTATGGTTGTACTAACTCATTTTACATAAAAAAAGGAGGGTTGTCAACCCTCCTTAGATCTATGATGTTTTTTCCCCTTTCTTCTTTCAACCTTTCGAATTTCGGGAGGTTGTTTTTTGGCGGGGAATTTTCTTTGCTCAGAGAATACACCATCGTTTGTAATGATACGAAATAGCACTAGAAGTGGTATCAGGTACTTCATCCCAAAGTGGCAATATAATACTGTGCGGCTTGAAGTTTCTTTTGCTTTTGAATCTGTGTGCGGATCACATTCAACCAATTCATTTTGTTACCTCCGAGTTGTGGCAAGGACGGTAAGCAACACCGCGATAGGTGTTTGCTGGATGTGCTGGTGCATGTGTTTCTGAATACCAGTGTTGATATTCTTGCTTAGGTGTTTCAGTGTCATATGCAACACCGCGATATACTACTTGTGACATTAGGTTTTCTCCTTAGTTTTTGAGGTTAAAGAGCGTTCCTTCAGTCGGCTTTTGCGTCTACTTTGCACGTTTTTGGAGAGATCTGTTTGATCTCCCAGATTAAATCATTCTTTACTTGAATGGGAATGTCCTGTTTGTGAATTCTCCCAGCAATTAATTGTGCTTGTAAGCAAGTTAGAATGAGTGCTTCCATAGATGAACGATCCGTTCCGAGTCGGCTTACTTCCGTCTGGATATTCCAGATGAACGATATAGGTATTATAGAACCTACATAAATTTATGCAAGTTATTTTGTAACTTTTGTTACCGTTCAATGTAACTTAATGTATGATTCGTTGCATATAATTGCTCAATAATTATATCACATCCTATCTTAGGATTGCAATCACCGCAAGTATAAACATCTACCGCTGCTTTTCCTTCCTCTGGCCATGTATGAATACTGATATGACTTTCTGAAAGTAAACACAATACTGTAACTCCCTGTGGATAAAACTTCTTATGAATTGTTTGACATACTGTTGCACCGCTTGCAATCGCGGCATTTACTAACAAGTCTATAAGATAGTCTTCATCATTCAGAAGAACAAATGAACATCCATAGAGGTTCAGTAAATAATGTTTACCCATCAGTGTCGCTTAATAAATCAGATACAATCTTTTCAGTTCCATCCATAACCATCACTTGATAAAGTGGTGACTTCATATATTTTTTAATCTTCTTATACTTTTTCAGAAGTTTATTTACTTCGTCTTTGTTAATAGCAACTTCAATTTTTTCTTCACTAAATCCTTCACTCATTTCCTTTTCTTTTTATCAGGTGTTTTATTATCCCAAAGTCTAGGATTGACTCGTCCATTAGTGTATTCAATCTTTTTCAAATCTTCTCGATATTTATCCCAATACATATCAAAGATGTCTGCCATCTTATGACACATTACAATATCATAAGTGACGATACCATCTAAAAGATATGTAACCAAATGAGAATTGATGGGCAGCGATCTATCCTTCGCTACCCCCTTTTCACATTTTTCGTGTAGCACTGTACACATTAAGAACGTCCTCCCCATTGAATGTCGGGGTAAGCTTCTTTTACAACATCAAAAGAAATTTTGTATTTGGATTGCAGATTCTTATCTTTAACCAAACAAAGAACTTCTGACTCTAGTGGATGAAGTCCTTCAAGAATCTGAATGAAGATTGTTTCTCTACGAATCTTTGAAAGAGTATTATTGCCACCCTTTACAAAGTTATAGAAGTGCTTCCACTCTCTACGAAGAGATGAGTGATCAGTTCCAAGAGGATTCTCATTGGGACGGAATGGAACTTCACCTTCAGGCAATTCTGAGATTACTGATTCATCAAAGTTCCAAATCAGCAGAGACTTAAGAGCATCATTCTCATGCTCTCTTAAGAGTTCTACTTTTTTAGCATTAGTCTTTTGCGATGAAACGAGATCAAGAATCTCGTTCATGAATGGATTGGGAGGAAGTTTAACTGGTTCTGCTGTTGCAGTTGCTTTAGTCGTCCTCTTCGGTTTCGTCGTAGTCATAGTCATTTTCAAATCGTACAGATACTATTTCGTCAGGAATTACCTGGCCATTTTCATCAAAAAATTCTGGATGTAAGTATGGAGGCCTTGTTTCTAATAGATGTCTATAAGTCAACCAACCAATTATACCTCCTGTCATAAAAAAGAGCAACGTGAACATTACTGCGAATGTTATTACATATGCTGTTTCCATTTATTTTCTCCAGAGAGTTACTTTTTTCTCACGTCCAAATGAAATTCAAATCCAAAATGAAACTCCCTGCGAAAGAGGGAAATCATTTTGCCAAATCTCACTTGGAAAGTTTTTGGCTTTGGTGATTTCCTCCTCCTATTTCTAAGTAATAACTCAAAACCCCGATTGATCTCGGGTTCGGAATTATTTAGTTTGCTTTTTTCTTCGTCCCCTCCTCTTGTCATGATTATATCTCCAAGCATCCTCAAGGATGTTATACAAGTAATTTCTGATTTTTTTAGCTTGTGGTTTTGGAATATGTCCGTATGCTTCTCTAAGTTGTTTATGAAGGTTATCTGGGCCTCCCTCAAGATACTCATCCAATTCCATTACCATTTCACTAATATTTGCTGCAGTAGAACTTTCAATGAACTGTTCTACATCAACTTTCTTCGCTCCTATGACTTGTAGATAGTCATAGAATTTTAACACAAATTGTCCATTAAATGCAAGATCAACTGCTTTCTCTACATCAAAATACATTTCATTAAAGTGTTGTTCCATTAAATAATTTTGTTTTCTTGAAGGTACTTGACTGTATCAGTACAACCACCGAGGTGTTTGTCATCCATAATGACTTGAGGAAATGTAGATCCTTTACCAAACTCAGCATAAAACTGTTCTTTGGTGAAGTCCTCATTTAATTTATACACCTTATGTTCAAGTTTCGATAATTCTAACACCTGTTGTATCTTTGTGCAATATGGACAACCGTCTTTCGAATAAACTGTGAACTTCATATTTCTTAATAGTTTTTGGGAATTATTTATACCATTATAGGGTGACTTGGATGAATTGTAAAGTTGAGGCCAAGTTGCTCTAATTATTTCTGCGAGCTTGTATGAAGTTTCTGAAGTTATCATATTGACTAAAAAAGGGGTGTTTCCACCCCCATCTTGAGTAGTTTACAGAGCATTACCTCTTGGCAATACTTCCTCTGGGAACACAAAGTTCTCGTGAGGTTGATCCACAGGAGCCATCCAAGCACGAAGTCCTTCATTGAGAAGAATGTTCTTCGTGTAGAATGTTTCAAACTCAGGATCTTCTGCTGCACGGATTTCTTGTGATACAAAATCGTATGCTCTCAAGTTAAGAGCAAGCCCAATAATACCAATAGAAGAAGTCCAAAGCCCCATAACGGGAACAAATAACATAAAGAAATGAAGCCAACGCTTATTACTAAACGCAATACCAAAGATCTGACTCCAGTACCTGTTAGCAGTAACCATTGAGTACGTCTCTTCTTCCTGAGTCGGTTCAAAGGCTTTGAAAGTGTTTGACTTTTCTCCATCTTCATAAAGTGTATTTTCAACTGTTGCTCCGTGAATTGCACAGAGTAATGCTCCACCCAGTATACCAGCAACTCCCATCATATGGAAGGGATTGAGCGTCCAATTGTGGAATCCCTGGAGGAATAGAAGGAAGCGGAAGATCGCTGCAACACCAAATGACGGCGCAAAGAACCAACTGGATTGTCCCAGAGGATACATGAGGAATACGCTAACGAATACGGCAATAGGACCTGAAAAAGCAATCGCATTGTACGGACGGATACCTACTAGACGGGCAATTTCAAACTGCCTGAGCATAAAACC